GCCATGTTCCTTTTTCTAGCAATCTCACATAAACTCTTTTTAAGAGAGCGAGCGATAGTGTATCTATTTCTTATCGTCTTACCCTTTCTCTTCCCCTTTTTGTTTGACATGTTGAAAAAATTGTACTATGCAGTGGTTCCAGCCAATCCATCCTATGGTCCCAGAAACGCCTTTCTAGAAAATAGGGATACTCTCTTGATGCAACAAGAAATTTCAGAGAAACAGCAAAAACTGGCCTCTTTTATGGATGATGGGACGTAATGCGTATTCGTGTTTACTCTCCTTCCAACAAAGACAAACGAGACCATCCTTCTTTGGGATAGGTCCCAAACTTCTTGTTCATGTATTCTTTCAAATCTTTCATCGGCATTGCTTTGCCTCCTCCATGATTGATGCTATACCAATTTTTGAAGGAATCCGTCACAGCTGTCAATTTTAAATTGCAAGGCTGAGGCATAGAGTGTTCCTGTATACACTGGCTAATAAAGTCAAGGTAAATATCTTGACTTTGTCGGTAACGATTGCTAGAGGCGAGTACCTCAGGACAGTCAGCCACCTTTCCTTGCGTGTCGTACGCCTTTTCTACCAAGAGGCTCAACATCACGGGTGCCCAGGTATCAAACTTTTCATCCAGCGTTGTATCCAACATAAACTGATACGGATAGGATTCTACAGGGAATTCAGGGTCTTCGTAAGGTTTCAAGGTAAACTTGGATTCAAAGTTCACTACCCGAATACGTCGCCAAGTACCGTCGTCGTTACTCTTGATGTCAAACAAATTATTGGTACAGACCGCCAGCTTGAACTGCGGAATAAAGGTCACACTGTCCTTGAACAGGGCACGGCATACAATCGGGTCCCCTCCTGTAATTTCTTTCATGACACCTTCGTTAATGACATCGCCTTTGGACGGCTCCTGCATCACCGCATAACGAGTACCAATCAATTGATAAATCTCCGAAGACGTATTCCCAATCGTGGTACGCTTTTGGGTCACCAGCGAAATGGGAACCGTTCCCTTGTATTGACCTAGCACCCGGGTCATGAGCTCCACCAATTTGGATTTGCCGTTTTTACCCGAACCAATATACACGTTGAACGATTGGTTCAAATTATTACCCAGCAACGTAGAGGCCAAATGCTGCCACATGTACTCGCGTACGTTTGGATTCGGAAAGAGCTGTTCCATGAACGCCTGAATATCGGCAATAATTTTGGGACAATCCTTCTGGTAAAAGGAAACTGGATGATAGTCAATTTTGGTGTTCATGCTGATGTAATCGTCGTGGCGTCCTTTCCTCGCTTCTTTGGCCTTGAAATCCACGACACAGTTGTTGCAACCAATCAAGAAGTTATGCGTGTTGAGCTTAGAATAGAAGTCGCGGTCGTAAAAGATTTCCATCGCTTCCTTCATGATATTGTTTTTAAACGACGTTTTCTTGAGAAGCTCAGACGTCTTACCAATGTTGCCCTTTTTGTCGTCTGTACCCACGTCGCCAATTTTCTGATACGCCGAGTACATTCGGGTAGAAATATGACACCGCAGATTACAGTCGTCGTCAATCAGCTTCCAACAATTGTCGCAAAACTCATACCAAATCTTATTCTTGATACTGACACAGACAAAGCAGTCTTTGTACATTTGATAGAGTACCATCGCCAAATCATATTCTGTATTGTTGATGGCGGAATATTTGATAAAATGGTCTATCGTCTTTTCGTAGATGGCCTTGTATTTCTCAGGATTGGAAATCTTGCACCAATAAATGATGGAATTCAAGGTGAGCCCCTCCTTGTGTGTATTGAACCCGCACCATTTCTCGTATAAATCCGTAATGGTACCGTAATCAAACCCAGACCATTGTGCACTGAATTGGACCCAAGCGACAAATAGTCTCGGGTCTGTATGTTTGAGAGCCCAGCCGACTCTTACCCATTTGGCGTAACTACCGTCGCCCCAATACTCCTCCGGCAAAATCATGATATAATCGTAAGCCTCTCGTACACGATATTCGTTTTTGGTCAAATTCTCCATGAGACCGTCCATGTATTCCTGGACCTCTTCTTTCGTAGAAAGCTGAAAAGGCATTTTTGCTTTGAAGATGGAATTCTCCAACAATTTCGTATTTTGTTTTTTACGAGATTGAAGGGCAAAATCATATTCTTTTTGAATGAGTGGATTGAGTGCAAAGGCAAGGGTATCTGGATTTCGTGCAGTGAGTTTCACAAAATGTTCTATTATCCAATCATGCGTAAAATTATGCTCTGTAATCAATCCTTCTTCTACATTACAGCTAAAGATATACTTGAGTTGGTAGTTTTCGTTCCCAGGCTTTCTAGAACCGTACAGCTGCCAGTTCGCATAGCCTCTCATGACCGATTCATCTACCACATCTTCCCAAGAATTGATAATCGGCAAATCCACCCACAACGAGGGCAGCTCTTTCAACAAATATTGACGTACCATGATTTTGCAAGCCAGGTCCACTTTTACGTTGAGTAACAAATGAATACCATCCTTGGTCTTGTCTTCTAATAAATTAGGATTATTCTTTTCCATCACATAACAGTCAATCGGTTTGGTCACGGTTTTGATACGTCCAATAGAACGCATGAGTGCATGCACCAGTTGAGTTACATGTTCTTTGGTATGTTGTCTTTCTTCAATGGAAATATCGTAACGAAAGTCAATATCAATGAGGAGCGGACCTTCTTCCAGTTGTTTCTCGGTAAGATAGGCATGATTTCTTTCTATAAATACGGACTTTTTATAGACTGTGTAAAATTCATCCATCTTTTCCATCGGAATAGAATAAGACCCTCCAAAGACATTGAGTTTCGTATCCCCAATCTTGGTGTGTGTATGTTCGCCGCCTTTGACCTGATGTTTCTTAAGGAAGGATTCAAGCGCCATTTTATACTATAGTCAGACTATATTTTTATTTTCAATTTTATATTCTACAAAACGATTGAGCCAACTACGTAAAATTTACACAAATTCCTGTTCTGGATGTCATGTAGAACCGATTAATTTATCGTTTCGCAACATAACTTTGGGTCCTCTAATATAATTTAGTGTTCTACCGAAAAAACCTTTTTTTGGAGGACCTTGTAAAGAAGAACCTTGTAAAGAAGAACCTTGTAATTCAGGGGTATACTGATATTGAGACTCAATCTTATTACTTAAATAAGATTTACGCCAATCTTCATTCTGTAGGTTAGTTATATAGGCCTCAGTATTGGATAGTTCGGTGTACCCTTGCTCGTTTAATAATATACGTAAATTTGAGATTGTTTCATTTAAAACACTAGGTTCACACGTATTAAAACGTAAACATTGTGCTATAGTTCTTATTAATTCATTTAAGTCATTAAAAACTTTATCAACATCATAATTAACATTAACTATTATTTTTTCATCGTAAGGTTTTTTAATATCATTAGAAATACTGTTACGAATATTTTCAGTAATAATTGGTAAGATACCAAAACTACCTCCTAACGAAGTTCTGCGTTTAGTTCTGTGTTTAGTTCTGCGTTTAGTTCTGCGTTTAGTTCTGTGTTTAGTTCTGCGTTTAGTTCTGCGTTTAGTTCTGTGTTTTCTTGTCTTAGCCATTATAGTTATACAAATATATTTATAAAGAATATTAGAGACGTCCCGTTCTGACCGAGACCGAGACCGACTCCGAATCAGAGACCTATTTATATAGTGTATACGTATTTGTTCTAGATAGTTACACGTGTTACATAGTTACACTGTTACATGATCTTCTGTATCTGTATTACTCCCTTCTTCTTGTCCACACTTTTCCGGGTAAGGCGAGTTCTTATAAAATTCTTTAGATTCCTCTTTGAATTTATTACTTCTTAAAAGGTCCAAATGAGTTTTCATCTTTTTCGCCGTAGCCATTTTTGTATTATATTCAGTGGAGTCCTTGGAGTCCTTTTTCATTGCACAAATTTCTCTACAAAGTATCCTGTATTGAATCTCTACGATATGTGGGTAAAGTTCAGGTGTAATGACGAGTTTGGAGATTTCTCCTCTAATATAGTCGGCCATATTTACAGCACTGGTTCCAACACGGCCTACTGCATTCTGCCCGTACTGAGCCATTTCTCCGGCTTGAGCCAACCCGCTAGATGCGTACTCTCCCGCTCTATTGGTTGCGTATTTTCCCATTTTCCCAACACCTGTATACGCATTTTCACTCATTTTTCCAACCGTGGTTACAGCATTGGATGAAAGTTGACTCACTCGTTGACCCGCTTCAGTCCCGAAAGAAACAGTGCGAGTTAAAGCGTTCGTTGCAGCATTATAGACGCCTCTGCCTCCTCTAGTCTTATTGGCCTTTTTAGTTCTGCTCCCTTTTCTTTTCTTTGAATACGCCATTAGAATAGTATAATATTTATTCTATTTTCTAGAATTCCGACCTGGAGGGCCTTTCGGTTCAAGTCCCAACCGTTTTAATTCTTCAGCACTCATACTTCTAAGAGGTCTAGCTTGAGATGTATGTATAGGTGTAGCCTGGATAACATTTCCTTTATAATTTTTTAAATTTTCTTCGGTCGCAACCCGACCGGTTGTAACAGGAAATGAAAAGGCAGGTTTGATAGAATCTTTTTTTTTAGAATTATTTGATTTAGGAACAAGATATTCTATACCGTATGGCTTAGTTCCAAGCTTGGTTTGGTTTTCTTCTTCACGATGAAGTTTATTCAAATGTTTTGGGTTAGGGGAATCATCAGATTCATCGTCAGAATCGTCAGAGTCATTCTTGGTTTTGGGTAAACTTTCAAATGTAGAAGGAGTTAATGTCCTTCCCATATTCCGTAAAAACTTAGGAGTAGAAACGGGCTGATTATAATTTTTCTTTGTCAAAGGCAGTTTTTTTTTACTATCATTGCTATAAAACAATTCATATTCTTGTTTAAATTCTGGATTTTCTAACATCCTTTGTATGGATTTTGTCATGAATTTAAGATATTTTTTGGTTGACTTTTTAAGTTCTTTATTTTTTATTTTGTATAAATTTTTACGTTTTCTCAAATATTGAATAAAATAATTGTGATTGAATAGAATCTCTTTTTCATCTTCTGTCAACTGAGGTAATTCCGATACAGTATTTGATACAGTCATTTGAGGTTGACCTGTATAAAAGACCTTTTGTTGTCCAGCTATATTTGTTGAAGGTTGCGAATATCCTGTCATTTTTCCAAAAAAATTTGCTGTATTTTTTGCTGCTTTTCCTGCAACACCTGCTGCAGTTTGTGCTGCTCCTACCGCTGTTTCTTTTGCAGTTCCTGCATAACCTGCTGCAGTTTGTCCTGCGTGTGTTACTGCATTTTGTGCTGCTTGATAGAGACCACCTTTACTCTTTTTACTTCTACCACGTTTACTATTTCTTTTTGTATAGACCATTATATTGAAA